CTATCCACATTAAGCCCTTTGGGTAGCACATCAGGATGCTCCTCTAAAAACTGCCGCATGTGGGTTTGGTTAAGCCGCTTCTCCAACAACTCTGGCACCTGATGCTCCATGATAAAGTGGTGCATCTGCTCCCAGTCATTTGTCCAATACCGCTGCTTAACGGTTCGATAGAACAACCCTTCTGTTGTCCTAACACTCTCTACGCTATGTTCTTCGCAATGCTCCAACAAGGCGCGCTTGATAGTATTCATCTTATCAGCGAGCTTTGCGTCTTCATCTTTGAAGTTAGCCGACAACTCTGCACGTTTTTCGCGTATCTTAATGTACGCTTTCGTAAGCTTCTCTACAGGAACTTGCATAAAACTCTCCAAACTTAGTTATACATGGCATATAGTTAGTAAACATAAGCTAGTCAAGCACTTCTTTATACAAATCAATAATCTCTGTGTGCGTACTTATCTTATCGTCCAACAACCTGTATATACGGTTCTCAACAAACGAACCCGCAAGCTGTATCACTGTGCATTTATGCTTCTGCCCCGATCTGTGGACCCTAGCATTTGCTTGTGCGTAGGTTTCCAACGAGGGTGTCGGCCCCCACCACACAACAGTATTTGCTGCTGTAAGCGTAACCCCGTGTGCTGCGGCTTGGGGCTGTATAAGCAAGACCTTGGGATCTTTCTCGCTTTGGAACTGCGAAAAGATCTCAGTGCGTTTATGCGCAGCTACATCTCCCCTTATGATAGCGGACGTTATGCCGTCTTTAGTTAGCTTACCGGCTAACAAGTCTATGGTGTGTCGAAACGGTATAAACACAAGCACTTTCTGCGAGCATTCGTCTATCACTTCTTTCAGCACCTTGTACCTGTTAGAGATATCGAACTGCACGGTGTCGCCTTCGTCGGTGTATATAGCCCCTGCCGATATCTGTAGCAGTTTGTTTAGGTTCACCGCAGCATTCACCGCTGTCACACTCTCACCGGCAACTTGCATGACCATACGCTTACGCAACAGGTCGTAGAATGTTTGCTGCTGTTTGGTCATCTCTACCCTGCGCTTGGTGTACACCATGTCGGGCAAGTCTAAGCATTCGTCTTTGGTGAAACGTATCGCTGGCTGAAGCGCACGGAAAACCGTACTCTTGGCGTTCTCTTTCGGCGTCCACTTAAACTGAGTAACCTTTACCATGATCTGATCACGGAACGAACTAAAGAAACTAGGCACACTCTGCGGGTTCACTAGCTTGGCAAGGCCGTAGGCATCTAGTGGCGACTGCGCAGCGGGAGTACCTGTCATAAGCCATAGCCATGTATCGTCTTTGACAAGCTTCTTGAGCGTTTTCCACCGTTTGGTCTGCGCGTTCTTGTAGTGCGTTGCTTCGTCTATGATGATTAGGTCAAACCCACCCTTGGCGATAGCATCTGCCACAACCTCAACACCGTCATAGTTTATAATGACGAAATCGGCCCCGCTGTTTATTATCTTTTTGCGCTTTTCTTTCGCGCCATGCGCAACGTCCACGGTTCGGTGCATAGCAAAGCTAAACAAATCCTCACGCCATGCGCTGTCCATGATAGATAAAGGACACACAACAAGAACTCGTCGTATAATACCTTGCTTCATCAAGAAGTCTGCGGCCCATATCGCACTGGCTGTTTTGCCTGTGCCTTGTTCGTTGAAGCAGAAGCCCCGCTTGTTCATGGTAAGAAACGCCGCAGTGTCCTTCTGGTGTTGGTAGGGCTTGTACTTACCCACCCACGAATAGCGTTTCTCAATCGGTGAAGGCACCTTTATATTCAATGCTTTCAGCTTATGGGCCTCGTCGATACCCCAATTCACGACGACTTCATTCATCGACAACTCCTTACTCTTCGCAATCACTGTTGTGATTTGCTTCGGGTTAGGCAGCGTAAGCAGGATGGCTTTATCCTGTACAATCTGCATGTTATTCTCCAATTACTTCTTGCGCTTTCCACGGCTTAACGCACCGCCAGCGGCTCTATTTTTCTTGCGGCTTTGTACTTTTACACCGTCTTTATTTTTGCCACCCTTACTGAGCGGTTTCTTGTGCGCGATATCTTTACCTTCACGCTTGTCGGCTTTGCCGTTCTTGTTGGCATCCTTGCCGGTCTTATCCATCTTACGCCGCGCACGTTGCCGCTCCATGCGGTCGCTATGCTCTTCGCGTTCTTTCTGCTGCTTGTACTCTTTTTTGTACGGGCGGGGTTTGTTTTTATAGGGCATCAGTTACTCCCGTTGTGGGCGCATTCGGTTACAGGGCAATGACGCTTGCATAGTCCAGAGGGGCGGGGGTTCCACACATCTGCTTCAAACGCCTTCTCCATTGTAGCATAGTTTGAAGCCCATTTCTCCCAAAGATTAGCCCTATCTACAACTTCATACGTTTCTTTTACGAGTTTGTTTGCCACCACGAACAGTAGCCCTGCGCGTATGCTTGTTATCTTGGGGTAGTGCGCAAAGATCGCCAACGCCATCAACTCTAGCTGCCCTTTGTCTGCGTACTTTGCAGACTTGCCAGTTTTATAGTCGATGATCCAACCGATACCACTATCTTCGTCAAGGATAGCAAGGTCCACAATACCACGAAACCATACGTTCCTAGCGCCAAAGCTGCACGGTTCTAAGTTAGCCGTTACTCCTAACCGCTGCTCACATATCTTTACACCCTTGCGTTGGTTCAATTTATCCAACGCATCTTTGATATACATAAATCTCTCGGGGATCGGCTCGCCTTTACCGATATAATCTTCGCAGGCTTTGTGGAATTGATTGCCGTAGATCATAGCGTCCGTCTGTATGAACGGGTACTGCTTCAGCACCTTCTCATGGTAGAACTGCTTGGGGCATTGCTCAAATGCTTTGATCCGACTGAACGACCACGGCGCTGCTTTACTCATTCACATTCCCCATACGATTTACCTGTACCGCTCTCGCAGTCTATAGGTAGGCCTGTGGCCCAATCTGGTGTCTTGCGCATACATTCTTCTACATACGCTTGCGCTTCGGGAACTTCTTCATCCTTCACACAGCAAACAATCGAGTCATGTACGGTAAGGACAACTTTATATCTTTCGGATATACTTAGCAACTGCTCGCCAATGATACAGCGAGCTATGGCTTGACACACATTCTCTACCATCTTGCCACCGTAAATTCTGTTTCGGCCCCGCCGTACTTTATACCTGTATTCGTGTGACCCTTCCTCGGTCATCTCGTACTTCAAGTCCTCGTAGTGTATATAAAGACCTGATGGTAACTGGATGGCGTTCTCTTTTGGTAGAACTTTGAGGACACCCCTGCGCCCAAATCGAACTGGACCGTTATGCGTCATTTGCTCCAGTGCAAACTGCGCATCCTTCCACAGCCTATCTATGCTGTGGTTGATATTGCGATAGATATTTATGATCCGCTTGGCTTCTTCGACGGGTATTTCAAAGCCAAAGTTTTTTAGCTGAGCTTGGAACTTTACGCCGCCCATGCCGTACCCTGCACCAAGAATAGTAGTCTTGCCTACAAAGCGTTGGTCTTTCGTAACGGTCTCTTCTTCGCAGCCGTATATACGCGCAGCCATTTTTATGTACACATCTTCGCCGTTAGCGAACTGGCTAACCAAATCATTTTGCCCTGCAAGCCACGCCAAAACTCTAGCTTCGATCTGTGCGCTATCTGCATCTATGAGCGTATAGCCTTCGGGAGCTATAATACTGCTCTTGAGTTTCTTCGCATTCAGCCCTCGGCTCGGCAGGTTTTGCAGGTTGATCTTATCCTGTCCACCCCACCGGCCTGTGTGCGCTGCGTAATACCTAATCGGAACTGGGAGAAGTCCACGTTTGCCAATGGATATAAACCTCTCGGTACGTGTTTCTTCTAAGGTACTTTTAGTACCCAAACGTGCAGAGACTAACGACTGCACTTTATCGTCGTCATGTTCTAGCAACGCTTTGAACGCCTCGTCAGACTTAGCAAAGGCAAATGTTTCTTTACCTGTCGTCGGGCTAATCTTCCTCGGCGGCTCAACGCCAAGACTTATAAGAAGCTCCGCAAACTTATTGTTGGACATCAAATCTTTTTTGTCGGTTATGTTCGCATCGCGCAGCAGCTTGTCCTTGCGTTCACGCACTTCTTCCAGATGTTGCTCCAACAAGAACAAATCTAGGTCAAGCGTAGGCTCAATAAACATCCGCAACGTGCGATCTATTAGCTGTAACTCTTGTTGTGGGAACTGGTTTCCAACAACTCCGCTGAACATCAGCTTAAAAATCTCGTATGTCAGGTCCACATCGTTGCGGGAATACTCTGCATACTTCGCAATTTCTTCTTCGCTAAAATCAGTTAGCCGCTTGGCTAACGCTCGGGTAACTTCATCACCCTTGTCTCCAACGCCGTAGCGTTCAGACACAGCCTTTAGGCTCACACTCTTTTCCGTGCCATGTAACGCACGGGCCATGCACATTGTATCAAGCCACAGCTTTGGCTTCACGCCAAATCGCCACCCTAGTATCGCCCCGTCAAACGCGGTGTTATGACAAAGTATGGCGCAGGACGAGAAGTCTACGTGTGATAAGAAACGTGTAGTGAGTTCCTCACCTTGTAGCCAACACGTTGGCTTATCATTCTTTTTTACAGCTAACCCAATAACCTCAAATCTATCGTCGCGGATATATTCTTCAGTCGTCATCTTCGACAGGCTGTACTCCTTGTCGTAGTACGTCTCGAAATCCAACGTCACTATGTCCATCTTCGTCATCCTCCCACGGAGCTTTGGGTAGCGTTACTTTTTTGTCGTTGAAGCGAGCGTCATAAACGCCCGCCCCAATCTTTGCTTTCTTGGACTTACTAGGCTTACGCACGTAAGGCACTTGCAATCTCTCCACCGCAAGCCATGTACCCCGCACCATCAACCCAATTATCTTTAGACTTTGGGTTAGACTTTATTCGCGCAACTTTGAGCAGGTTCATCATAACCGCAACATCTGTCGGGGTTATTTGCGCATCCAGATGCACAGACCAGTATCGTGCAATGGTGTTGAAGTTACTCTCCATGTCACCATGCTCCGCAGCGCGATCCTTCGTCACATAGTCTTTAGCTGTGTCGAGTACTTCGGAGCGTGTTACAGTTAGATTTACTGCTTCCAACACCTCTTTCGGTGTGCCGATCTTTTTCTTTAGCAGGTGTATATAAGATGGCGAACACTTACACGCTTTAGCAATTTTTGCTACTGGCGCTTTTGGATGCTTCACAATGTATGCCCAAACTTTTTCTGCTTTCTTACCCATAGTCATTCTCCTACTGCTTTATCTTTATCGTCACGCAACACGCGCACGATTTCTTCAACTGGAGTTACATCAACCCCATAATTTTCCGCTGCACCGCGAAACCTTTCAAGCCACGCCGCCAAACTTACACCGGCTTGTCTGCGTAGTTCAGCTTGTGCAACTTCATCGGTAGGGTCAAAAGGTTCGTACCCCCCACCCTCACGCCGCTTTGACACAGGTGAAATATACGCAGGGTATTCTGTCACCTTTATGGAAACAACAGAACTTTCTACTGTCTCCGTTTTTGCCACGATACGTAGCCCTGACGCCATCTGCCGCGCCAACTGTATACGATGCTGCCTCGCGGCTTCCGCATCGTCAATCCCATAAAACGCTTGGTACGCTTCATGCTCTGGCTCGCCTGCTAACCAATCGACGAACTCTGAAGGCACAAACATATTCGCGCCCGTAGTTTGCAGGTAATCATCTATGATACGCTGCTTAGTCTTTTTAGAAAACTTAGACATAAGTTTATTCTCCATAGTTTTTGTTTGTAAAGCAGGCCATCACAGCCTGCTTTGTTTTTGTTAGTCAGTCGGCTAACCACACCGCGCCACGCTACGCCAAACCACAACACGCCTAAACCGCCTCGCCGTGCCAAACCGGACCTCACCGGAACCGAACACACCTAGACCGCCTCGCCTTAACTTACCGGACCCCAACATACCTCGACCGCCCCGACTGGCCGCAACGGACCAAACCCCGACACTCCATAACCGCCTCGCCACAACCCACCTTACCTGACCATAACTCAACTCGACCGCCTCGCCTTACCAGAACACACCAAGCCGTAACTCAACTCGCCAGTCTATACCTGAACCGCCTTGCCGTACCACACCATACCCCGTCTCAACACACCTCGACCGCCACGTCTAACCCCGCCAAACCTCAACTCGCCTGAACCGCCATACCTTATCCGTGAATTAGGGCGGCGAACCGCCCCGCTTCGTTTAGGCTGCTCGACGCAACCGCTCTTCTTGCATAAGTCTCATAAGCTCTGCCGTTTGCTCGTCAGCGCATTCGGGGTATTCCATAGCTAACTCTTGGACTTCACGCGCTTCTTTCGTGATTTCATCCCAAGCCTCTTGGTGTTCACCCATATCTTCCGCGCTTGTTACAGAGAACGTACCGTATGACCCACGCCCTTTCTCTTGGCGGAAGTCTCCTAGCCCTACGATTAGCCCTGCGTTTGTCAACAGCGATACAATGCCGTTGGCGTTCAGCGTAGGCGTCACATATTTAATTGTTATTTCTGAACACCAGTTTGGCAGGTATGCTCTGGTACGCACATCTGGAGTTTTGTTTATATCGGCAGACCGCACGATATCCATTTTAAGGTACGGCTTACCCCAAACCTGTATTTGGCTTTCGGGTAAGAACACCAAGCGTTTTACGTTTGTGCTTTTTATCCCTGCTGTTTCTAACGCTGATGTAACCATCGAACCCTTTACACCCGCCGCAGGGAAGCACAGCAACGTGTCGCCTTTTGATTTAGTGTACACACTTTCCCGAAACTCTTGTTCTGGATTGTGTTTAATATCTTGCTTCTCCGCAGCGGTTTTCTTTCCCCCGCCGATAAGCAAGTCACGCATAGCCTTACTGCTCATGCTGTTAAAGTACATCGGGGTTTGACCGATCATACGCAGTTTTATCACACCTTGTTTTACGGTGTGTACTGTTAAAGTTTCTGCTACCGCAGTGGTTTTCTTCGTAGGCATAGTTATTCTCCTTTAAAACGGTGGCTCTTCGCCACTCTTCTTCGGTTTCCAAACAACATCCAAGCCGTGTATGGCATAGATGAACTCTTCAAGGGTGCGACCGTATAAGCCGCACCCCCGATCCGTATCACTCGTAGTCAAGTGCAAACCACTCGTCGTCGAGCGCCCACAAAACGTAAGACGCTTTTGTTTGCGTACCCTTACGTTCTATCTTTGCTTCCCATATCTCACCCGCAGTGTGCATACGCTGTAACGCAAGCTGAACTGCTGCGGCGTCAGAAGTTAGCTTACTGGCTAACTCCCCAACCCTGTGCGGATATGAGTGTTCCTCGTCACGCATAAGAGCCGTAATGCGGTCCTCTAACGTAGCTTGCTGCACCCTCGGTGAAGGTGTTTCGTCAAACGGATCTAGCCCGTCCAATAGCGCAACCTTACCCACTACCTTGTAAGGAGTGTTAGCCTTGTGGTTGTTTTGATTAGGGGCCACCCGCGCTGTAAAGAAATCGCCTTCTTGCAGGTTATTGTTTTCAATATAATTCCTGCCGACAAAACAGCTTTCACCCTCGGTGGTGACAGCAAACCCTGCGCCCCCTGCGTTATGTGGAACACGCTCCATAATCATAACGACTTCTTTTATTTCGCCAAAAAGTTTTTTCAATTGTTCTTGTGTGATATCCATAGCGGCTATCTATTCTCCATTTTGAATTTTTATTATTTCGGCCTGTAACAGACCAAGATTATCCTCGTTAATAATCAGTGCTACACCTCCTGCTGTGTCTATATCGTCCAAGTTTTTCTGTTGTAGAGGGGTCGGCTTGTTCTTCCCCGCCTTACATTCGATGCCAAGGAAGTAACCTCCTAGACACGCTACTACATCAGGCACACCACTGCGCCCGTACCCACCCGTCACAGGGTAGAAGTAATACGCACCCGCATCTTTCAGAATGCGTACTACCTTCTTCTTTACCTTCGCTTCCGGTGTCATATCTTCACCCCTGCGTCACGAAGGTTCTTCACGTAAGTATCCAACTCCTCACGAGCTGCAAAGAGTTCTTGTTTTACGCGGGGCCTCGCATCATTGCGCCATTGTTCTTCTTGCAGGTTGTCTACCTGTCGCTTGAGCCAACGCAACTGCGCTTGTTGGAACATGGTTAATTCAGCGTCACCCATCTACAACTCCTTCTAGAGGGCGCGTACACTCCAAGGGAATTTTATGGCATACAGAAAACGCCAACATTTCCAACTTGTCTCTACTGACAGGGTTAGCCTCATGGCTAACGTAGAAAACATGACGGTCTTTACGAAAACCTACGCCTTCGATTATGTGTCCGTAGTCATCTTCCCCCATCATCATAAGCACCGCTAGTTTTCCCTGTATCCAATCTGGCAAATCACTTACATACTTACCAAAGTTTTCTATCTCGTAACACTCTGTGCCTAAACACGTTACATCGACAGCAAACGATGAAGGTTGTATGTAAATGCGATATACCGTCTCGTCAAGGGGGGTGTCAAGATTTATAATTTTAGGTTTGAGCGACATAGAACAGTCTCCCTGCGAGAGCATGAAAGCCGACATTCGGAACGAACGTACCTTGCTCAACCATCTGCAATGTGGACACCTTACGTTTAAGTTCCTCGTCTAGCTGATCCACATCGCACCCGTAATGATTGCTTGGGTCTGGCTCCCAATTCCACTCCTTACCATCCATGTTAGTGTACACGTTGGCAGACTGCGTACCGCGTGGCGAGATGTTGATATACACGACATCAAACATACTCTCACCGGAGGACGTGTCCTCTCCACTGTAGTTAAGGAACGCTTTGATTTGTTCACCAAAGTTTGCATCAAGCCATGTATGCCCCATGTTCACAAGGTTTTTAAGCTCTCGCTCCAAGGGCGAGCTTTTACCACGACCTAGCCCATCGGTGACATCGTTAGCCAACTGTCTAACCTTCCGCGAACTGTAGTCGTCTATATCTCGCATCTGTCTACGCAGGTTTCTAAGCTCGTTTGCCACAGCTACGTGACACGGTATGGTGCGCAGGTGGCGGGTAGCGTTGGATAGGCCTTTCTCGAAATGCTTGGCAAATGCCATGTAATGCTGCGCGTTGTAGTCGTTGTACCTACAGTTTTCGATGTTGCGACTGTGAACAATATACGCAGCATCTCCGTTGGCTTTTTCGGTGAAGTCACCGTAACCCACAAAACCTAGCGCATAGATCTCGTTCTCACGATAGATCCAAACGCTGTTCCTACGCTTGTAACTCCACTTTGCTTTTAGTGCAGCGGCCACAGCATCTGCGAACCTAGCTACCTCATTCGCCACGTAGCTATTGTTCTCTGTCTGTTGCATTGCTTCTGATGTTAGGTAAGGGCTGTATCCCATAGTCATTCTCCATTTTTATATTATGATT